ATTACATGTAATATGCAAATACTTCGTCTTCGTTGGCGATGATACCGACTAGCATACGACCATTGTTATCGTTGTCGTGTTCAATAACCATACACTTCAAATCTTTGGTGATTTCAGAGATGATTACTGGATTGTAACCGCCATTCTTGAGACCAGTAATTAATTTCGCAATTTGTTTGAAGTGAACTTCAGTAAGGGGTTGGTTTGCTTTGATCATGATTGTTTGTTTTAAAGGTTATAGGGTAAATATAATCAAAATATTTGACCTGGTAAAATTATTTAGGCATTATTTTTTAGATCTTTTCGAAACACGCTTAGTAGACGTTATTAGACCATATCTTCTTAGTCTATGTACTGATCGACATACAGACATCATACTAACATTCAGTAGTTCTGCGATTGCACCATATGATAAACTAGTGTTATTATAATAGTCCAATACTTTGTAGTGAGGAAAACTGCTAGTGTATAACTTCATAGGAATGTCATAACCGTTAATTATTCTATCTTGATTATGTTGAGTCTCAAGACCAGTAACGGAGTATCTACTAGTTTGTATATCTCCGTCTTCTCTCATTCTTTTGATGATCATACCTACTTTTCCGACGGACATACCTACATTACTTGCAATGTCTTTGTATTTCATACCCTGTTGGTACATACTCTTAATGGCCGGATAAAGTGCTCGTGTTTCTGTCTTAGTCATAGTTTCTTTAGTTAATTAATTTACTCTTGACCGTAAAACATTTCGAATTGTTCTAGTTCGATCTCATAGATTTCTTTGAATTGTTCCATGAATTCTTCAATGGTTTCACACTCAATATCAAAGAGGTATGCAGTCATAGAATATCCGTCTTCTTCGTTCCATTCGATCATACATTCTCCGTGGAAAGATGATTTATCGAATTGGAATTTAACAATATCTGGAGATTTCCAGGTAAAGATTGGATTTGGATAATCGGACTTGATCATCTCGGTGATTTGGGCTTGAATTTGTTGTACTTTGTTCATGATTAAAATGTTTAAGTTAATTAATACTCTATAAATATAATCAATAATTCTGAGATAAAAAAACTTTTGATGAATTATTTTCAAATATTTTTTAGACTATTGAAAAGTTCAGAGATATACATAAAGGCGGTACCGCAATCGAATTCGTCGACATACAAAAAGAAGTTCAAATCTTTACGAATTCGCTTGTTAGTAGATTCGATCCACACCTTGTGACCGCGGTGCTTAAAGGCATACGATGTAGTATTACCTTGATTGACTGGAGTTAGAGTGGCACCGGTGATTCGAGTGACGTCCTGGAGTTGGTTTTTTGTAAGCATTGTTTGTTTAAGTTACTTGATTAATACTCTATAAATATAAACAATATTTCTGAGACTAAAAAATTATTTATGATTTATTTTCAGTTTTTTTTCGACTCCAATAAATCTTCTTCGCCCTTCTTTCACACTCTAAACGAGATGGAGTAAAGAAGGTCATAACATCAGAAAAGGTAATATCTGAGGCTCGTAATATTTTACTAGCACCTTCAGGGTATGTAGTAATCCAGTGACGAAATTTCGCTACACATTCACACCAGACTAGTACAGTGTAACAGTGCCATTCACTTACTGTTTTAAAATATCCAGGTACTAAAGCGAGAATGAAGTCATATTCTTCGTTAACGAGATAGATTCCATCGGCGTATGAATTTAATTTACCGAGTAGACATGGATAATCTTTAATATTATCGCGATTGACTACCACCGTACCTGGTGCGTTTAACATTGATGATAAACTTTGACCATCGAATCTTTCGTCTAAACGATCATAGAGATGCTGGCCAGTTGCAGCTGCACCTCCATAAGATACCATACAGTCTAATACATGACAGTATGCGGTTTCGACTACTTTTGAACGTTCTGTTTTTTTTGCTTCCATTGTTTATTTGATTAATTATTACTCTATAAATATAATCAATAATTCTGAGATAAAAAAATCTGGATCAAACTTTTTTCAGTTTTTTTTAAAAAAGAAAAGGACCGTTTGTAGAAACGGCCCTAATCTCAACTTAAAACAAAAAATGAATAACCGCCGATGTGTTAGAATAATCTATCGATCATCGGTTTGAGGTAGAATGGAACCATAGCCACTGACTCGTGCATATTGTCATCGACTGGTTCCACTACTTTACAGAAACCAAAGACATCGAGGTCTTCATTGACGAAGAGACCAATGACTGGAGTTCTGAGAGTTGAGTTGAACTTGATCGTAGCGCCAGGTAATTTAACATCAAGCATATTCTGAATGCGTTGAGATGCCTGTTTGCGATCAGTTGAGTTTGTTACTTCTGTGATACCGTCAGTTGTGATACCGAACTTGTTTGCGATCAATTCGATAAAGTGACTATCATCACCTCGAAATGAGATCTTTGGAATCTGGTTAGACGGAGTCGAAGAGTCTTCTAAAAACATAATTAAAAGGTTTTAAAATTAGTAAAATTGTTTTCTTTATGGTTATATCTAGAATCTTAGAATAGTTTCAGAACTTTAGGTGGACCTGTAAGTTTTTGTGTCGCCATAATCAAATCATGTTGTTGTTGATAGATTAGATTAAAGTCATTGTGTTCACGAGCAATTTCATAACATGCTTCTCTTCTAGTGTTACGAAGAATCGGATCTGCCATTAACTCTTGCATTTGTGCAACCGTAGAGTAGTGGTCATCGCGATCTGAATAAATTGCGAAATCTTTCATATCTGCAAAGCGAGTACCAGAGACGTGAACATTATTCTCTGCCCAGTGTTTATCTAATACTGGTACTGCGCCCGCAGCTATGATTTCCAATGAAGAATATTCGATGATGTTACCATATGTTTCTGCCGCTAGATTAAAGAAGTTCGAACCAAACATTGAGTTTGAAAGATTATTAATACCTTCATTGCGCTCGTATGGGCCATAGATGTAAGCATAATCTAAACTCTGAACATCTGGTTCTGGATTCTTCTTTGTTACTTCGTAGAAATTATCACGTGGATTCGATAAAGTAGCTGGATCGTGATAGAACATAATAAGTGAACCGCGAGAACGCTCGATTCCTCGTAGTTCTGTAATAATACCTGCATCCTTTAAAAGTGGTTGCATCTCGACTAATCGGTGAGGTTCCTTGAAACCGGCGAAACGACCTAAGTAAGTAATACGATTAAGTTGTTGATCGACTGGTTTCCAAAAAGAAGTACGAATAGAATCGAAGTCGAAACCATTACGAAGTTGGTATAATGGAATCTTTGGAGCTTCAATTGCCATCTTCTTTGCGAAAGCAGTTTCTTTAGAGAATGTAAAGGCAGCATCCATATATCGCATAGTCTCCCAGATGTTAGCATTTCTACTAAGAGATTGTAACTTGTGATCATTCTGGAAAGCAATCTTAATTGGCTTTTCAATATCTTTTACAAGGTAATCTAGAAACTGATTCTGATAGTCTTCCGAGTGACCCTTTTTAGCTGGAAGGGATTGGTAAAATATGACATCATACTCGGAATTAAGCTTCTTAGAGAGTGCTTGGATCTCACTGTTAGTAAATTCAATAATATTATTCTGTTGTAGTTGACGTCTTGGCCACTTCTTATCAAGAGAGGCATAGATATCACAGACCATATTATTTTTATGGTACCACTTTTGGGTCTCGATTGCATAACGAGTAACTCCGCAACCTTCAATACCACGGCCCATTAGAATAGCTATCTTCATTGGTTAATGGAATAATTTTGATTGTTCTTAATAATCATCTTTCTCTGTACAAGACCATTCAACTTGTAATTAATGGTTTTCCAGTCTAGACCTGAGTGCTCTATTAAGAAGTTAATGTTAGCAGTACCTTGTCTTTTAATTAGAGAAAGAAGTTGAGATTGTTTTGGGTCAATGAGTTTTTGATTCTCTATATTTGCCCACTGTTGTTCGTAATCCATAATAAATGTTTTTAAGTTTAATCTTATACACACAACTATGGAATAGTTTCAACGATATCACCTAGAACTTTTTTAAGATTATTTACGACCAGTCTGAAACTATTCTCATAATCAGCAGTATAACCTTTGTTACTTTAAGAAAGGGAAGGTGAAAGGACTTAGTAACGGCTTAAAGCAATGAAAGCAATGAAAGCATTGATTAGGCACCATAGATGAATTCAGGAGTACGAGGAGTTCGAACAAAATCAAAATCCATATAGAAGTTATAAAGTCGAATAGCAGCTTTATAGGTATCAGAGTTAGAGAAGATCTTCTTAGCAGCGAAAGGAACTGCACAGAGTCGAACTTTAATATTTAACTCATCAGCAATATCTAAAAGGATATTCATCAAGTTGGTTCCAATACCCTTTTTACCAGAGATATTTTCTAACCAATAGAGTTCAACAGTGTCATTGTTATATGCATTCAGTACGAAAACAAAGTCTTCATTTCTAAATTCGATATGTTGTTCAAAATCAGATTCTTCTTTATAGACTTTACCACCAGGAAGAACGGTTTCAACATAGTGTTTAAAGTAACGTTTAACACCTTCAACTTTAACGGCTTCAGAGAACTTAGAAGCTACTTGTTCAAGAGTAGAAGATGATTGGGTAGTGAATTGCTTTTTCATTTTGTTTTTGCTTTAGTTAATTATTACTCTATAAATATAATCAAAATATTTGACTTGGTAAAATTATTTAATGATTATTTTCAGTTTTTTTTCAGTTGGATCTTGATATGCTTTCAATTACTCTATAAATATAATCAATAATTCTGAGATAAAAAAATATAATGGTAACTTTTTTTGTAGTATATCAGTAGATTGCATCAATATTACCGAAAGAATTTCATTAGGTCGGTGCGGTATATCTTATATTGTATGGAATTTAGCTTTCAAATAGGAGATCAAAACTATGAAGTACCTGCGATTATTGACATTGCAGCGTTCGAACGAGCTATGGCATGGGACATTACAGACATCCAAAACCATAAACCATTTGTGGCCTCAATCACCGCCTGCCCGATACACGTGTTAAATAGACTAGATAATATTACGTTTGAGGTGGTCTTGGCGATCTGTATGTCTCGTTTGCCAATCGAAGAAGGAGAAGTTAACTTTACCCTTGGTGTATACCCTATTAAAAAGTTTGAAGACTTTACATTCGGAGACTTTATCGATCTTGATATTTTAATCGCAGACGGTCTTACAAAGCATGTAATAGAGATTGTATCTAAATTATACGGCATGCCAGAAGAGCATGCAGCAACGATTGATATTAATAAAGTCTGGTCTACTCTAATAGCTCTTACAAAGTGGCGAGAAGCCCAATATCGAGAGTATGATGAATTCTTTAACTTAAGCCAATCAGTTGAACAGGATGGTCCAGAAATGACGATAAATAACCTACAATTAATGTGGTACGAAGCGGTCTTAGTACTTGCTGACTCGCATTTCCTAAATATACAACACGTAGTTGAAAGACCATATAAAGAAGCTCTTAACTACTTGACTTGGAAAAAGAATCAAGTTGCACAACAGCAACTGGCAAATGTAAAAAAGAAATATGACTTACAAAAACGTACTTGATGATTTTTTCAGTATCATCGATAACCATTTAATAATTCAAACTGCGGGTTATGGACCACTCAGTGAGATCAAAGTACCAAGAGGAACTCATGATACTAACTATCCATACGCATTCTTAAATCCATCCTCACACACGTTGGGTAATAAGCAGATGACGTATCGATTTAACCTTATTATTATGGAAATGTGTAATAGTGATATTGATTCAGTAATCGAAGCTCAAAGCAATTGCTTAGAATACGGTAAAGATATCTTAGGCCACTTTTACTATCACTTAAATGAGTATGACTTTACGTTAAACTCAACAGTTACACCATTTAAAGAAAAATATGATGATGTTGTATCAGGTGTTACGTTATCGATCGAATTGATTGTTCGTGATGCTTTAAACGACTGTATCGCACCTTTTGCATAATGGCTCTTACACCAGAACAAATAGCAGCACAACTCCAAGATATTGGTGACAACATTCCAACAAGCGTTGGAGATGCAATCGCTATTGCAGGTGTAATACTTGAAAATGAAATTAAATCAAATCCTAATTTCCCAGTTAACACCGGAGCATTAAGAGATTCTTTAAGAATCAGAGTAATCGATGGACAATACATGGGAATATCAATGTTAGACTATGGCTTCTACCAGAATTATGGAGTTAAGGGTACCGTTAACACGACTAACCAATTTGGCGTACCTGAAGAGATCCGTTCCTTCCTTCCTCCAAGTTCGGGAAGCGAGTACTCATTCAACCCAGATAAAAAAATGATTGCAGGAGATTTACCATTCGGAGTACGAGTTTCTATTCATAAGAATGGACTTAATGGTAAAAACTTCTTTGTTATAGAGGATCTAGTAGATCGTATGGCAGAATTAATAAATGAAAACTTAGAATTATAATGGCTTTTCTTCAACAACAACCTAATAGATGGAACCTAGCGTATGCGCCAAACATCTATACTGTACAATTTACACAAAATCCTTACGAACAACCATCAGATAAACTGGTCTTGACGGTTGAAATCGAAGGTGTAGAAGTCGCAAGATTTAAGCAAGCTCCTAATCCAGCCGGAGCAGCTCACTTCGATATATCTCGAGTGCTGCAGAGTTACTTAAATCCTTCATTTGTAGAATCTACTAGCTTACTAGCTCCGACTCCTGGTGCTGCTCTAACATATCAAGCGAAGTACGGTATTGAAAATAATGGAGTTACAACAATTCAAGGTGCTGCAGCAGTTAAAGGAGTATTGAATGGTTACACAAATTGGAGAACAATTAAATGGTCCTATCTAGATTACATTCCATGGCCTAATTTTGAAACATGTTTATGTGAATTACCTACATGTATCGATAATGCAGCTTATCCAGGTCCATTTGGTACTACATTATACAATTACTTATCAAACTGGCCAACTACAAACTCAGCTGGTATTAAAAGTTATAAAGTACGTAATGACGAGTTCAAAACTCTATCATTCTTTAATAGAATTGTAAGATGGGACAGTGGTCAGATGTGGGGACCGAATGAATCACCGTTCTTTGTTAAATACGATTTCTATAACTCAGCAGGTACTTTATTAGAGACAAATATTAAGACGATATCTGAATTAACTGGCTTACCGGTTAGAACTGACTGTAATGACTTAACTACACATGATCATACGTTCGCAGAATTAGTAGGTACTATTGGTTCAGGTCCACAAAACTTAAAGAACGCAGGAATATGGAATACTTCAGCTGCTTCATACAACATATCAATCTATTCGATCAATGCATGTTACATTAACGACAATGGTCCTATTCAAGACTGTAATGATCTTTCAGAATTAGCAGATTACTTAGGTTATAAGATTTATGACGCTGCATTTGAAGTTGAAGACAAGTGTTCAGCATTCGAACCAATCACAGTAAGTTTCATGAACGCATACGGTGTTAAAGACTATTACACATTTGATCGTAGAAACACACTAACAGTAGGAGCACAAAGATCAACATACACTAAGATGTTAGGATCTTGGAACGAAGCTGCATTTACAATCGATCCACAAGGCCGTGGTAGAACTTCTTTCAACACTTCAGCAACGACAGTGATGCAACTTTCTACAGATTGGATGAATGATACTGAATCAGCATGGATCGAAGAGTTATTCCTTTCACCAAGCGTAAATATTTACCATAAAGGCGTATGGGAACCAGTAGTAATAACATCATCTACATACGAACAAAAGACTTTCTCAAGAGATAAGATGTTCCAACATATAATAGAAGTACAATTCGCAAACGATAAACAAACACAAAGAGGATAATGCAGACGTTACAAATCTTTGCATACGATACGAACGGAACTAGATGGGAATTAGATCTTTATGAAGAAGATCCACTCAAGCTTACAATCTCATCTGAGGATATCATTGATATTCCACGTATTGATGCATCATTTTCAAGACAATTTAGAATTCCAGCAACACAGACTAACTCGAAATTCTTTAAATATTGGTACATATCTGGTGTTGTAGATTTTGACGTCACAGTTAAAGTCATCGCAGAGATTTACGTAAACGGTATCTTATTTAAGAGTGGTCAATTACGAATGGAAGCAGTGTATGATAATTCAGAAACTGGTCAAATAGATTTCGAAATCATATTCCTTGGAGAAACTAAAGATTTTGCAACGCAAGTTGGTGAAGGCTTTTTAACAAACTTAGATACGTACGATGCCAATCATACGTTAACTTTAACTAATTTACAAAATTCTTGGAGAGCTCTAGGAGATCCAGACCTATTCTTAGATGGTAAAGTACGTTATATTATTGCACAAAGAGGAAATACATGGAATTCTGAAAATGCACCAATCGAACCATCTGAAATCGATTTGGAAGCAGATAACTGGAATAATGGTGGACCAGATGCAAATCAACAGGCAGGTACATTTACAGTAGCAGATCACCCACTACCGATCGATATGTTTACGCCGATTATTCAAGTCAAATATCTAATAGATAAGATCTTCGAAAGAACATCATACACATATTCAGCAGATTCAATCTTTAATGAGACTTGGTTTCAAGACTTATATACTGATGGAGTACCGGAATCATCACCTAGAACTACCGTAACATCGGGTACAATGGAATCCGAAACTACATATGCTGTACAGATTGGTACTGGTTATCCTGCAACTGTTAAATTTAATAATGAAATTTCAGATCCTACTAACTCATATAATCCATTTATTGGAGTTTATACTACACCAAAGGCTGGGAGTTATTCATTTACAGCTAGTATTAAAGCGTTTGATAACTATTTTCAATACCCTTATGGTGGTTTTATCGCTAAATTATGGCATGGGACTACAGTAGTCGATACTGCTACAGCCTCTGCTCAAAATTTTGGACCATTTCAACCTACTTTACTTCTTAGTGCTACATTTACAGCTGCTTTTGGTGAACAAATTAGAGTTACATTAGAAGCAACGGGTGGAGCAGAGCAACCTGGATATTTGGCTGGCAGCACTTTCAAGTGTACTGCAGCACCTGCATCAGTTGTAATTAATCAACTATTAAAGGACGATGTTAAGTCATTAGACTTCTTTAGATCAATCCTGACAAAGTTTAGATTGGTAATGGTACCATCAAAGAGCGATCCATACCAATTTATCATTAAGCCATGGCAAGAATACATTGGAACTGGTGATTTATTCGATTGGACTAATAAAATCGATCGAAGCAAAGATGTTGAAATTAAACCAGTCTTCTTTTCGCAATCAGCAGTTATTAACTTCACAGATGTTGAAGATAACGATGTAGTTAATACTTTCCATAGAGATACGTATAACCAAACATATGGACGTAGACTATATGACTCTGAAAATGAATTAATTAAAGATACTAGAGAAGTAAAGACTATATTTGCACCAACTCCAGTAGACCAAGTTTTAGGAGCAACAACTGCTTCGAATTTTATTGTACCTTATTTAGCTTCATGGCCAAATGGTGAAGAAGTTACACACGGTAACCACATACACGCTAAATATTTACCACTTAAAGTTAAACCAAGACTTTTATTTTGGAATGGTGCAGTACTTACAAATCCATTAAAAACATGGTATTATACTGATTATTTAGGATTTAATCCAGTAGGTGCAGGTGCTACTATTGTTAATACAACCTCATATCCTAGAGCAACATACATTTCAGATCTTCCTTCAGTCAGTGATACAATCAACTTAAACTGGAAGAAAGATATTTCATATTTCAGCAACGCTGGAGGTCCAGTTGATAACTTAAGCAAGGATGTATATGAATTATATTGGAATGATTATATTGAAGAGTTATATTCTGCAGATGCTCGATTAATGACTGCATATTTCAATATTGGTGCAGATGATCTTAGAGAACTTACATTTGATGATGTAATCTTTATTAAAGATAGTTATTGGAGAGTCCAAAAGATTTACGATGCAACGCTAGATGAAATTAGTACAGTTAAAGTAGATTTAGTTAAATTAATTAATTGGAATCCACCTGCATGTTTAATTGCTCGTCCAATTGTTTTAGGTACCGATCAAACTGCTGCAACTAATCCAACCACGTTCGACGGTAAATTATTCTTTCACTTTTTAGGCGGAGTACCGGTTAATATATCAACTGGTGAATATTCTGCTTCAGTAACTGGTCCTAATGGTTATACATGGAGTGGAAATCACGTTCAACAATCAGTTAAAATTCTTACAGGTCTAGAAACTGGTGATTACTTTGTAACTATTACTGATGGATGTGGTACTAGCGTGACTGTAAAAGAAATTGTAGCTAACTGTGAAGATACGCCTCAATTAATTGTTGGAGTATCTAATCCAAGTTATCTTAATTATGGTACTACGTTTAATAATGGATTAATTCAAGGTGCATATTTATTTCCAACTTCACGCGATGTAACTGCCACTGGCGGAGGAGCAGTTCCAGCCGGTAATGATATTTACCTTCAAACTCAAGGTCCTGATGGTTATTTTGTATCGCAAAATATAAGTGATGGCGATGTTGTTACTATAAATGGCTTACTAGGTGGAAATTATGCAACGACAGCTCAAACTGATTGTAGAACTACAGTTGAAACATATAAAGTTGGAGATTTAGACGTAACAGTGAGATACCCATCTGTGAAATATGGTGGATATACTGATTCAGCGGATGGATCAATCACCGTAAATTTAAATACAAGTAGTTCAACATGGTCTAGTTCAATATCTAAATGGAATGGTACATCATATGTTTTATTACAAGAATTTACGAATATACCTAATAATCAATCTGTTATACTTGATAATTTAACAAACGATTCTACATCAGGTTACACATGGTATTCGATAACGGCACAGGATGCCGTATCGGGACAAGCATGGCAAACACCGTTGTGGACTTACGCTACATGGTCTAATACTACAAATCAAACTGGCTTTTTACCTACTGGAAAAACAGCACCAGGCAGTACGACAATTCCACACCCAGATTTATTAAATGGTCCTAATAATATAGTTCCTACTGAATTTAGCTACATTGGTTTTGATAACATTTACAATGAACTTGATAACGCATATTTCCTTAGAGATATTGGTCCTGATATTGAAGTTCCAGCACCAACACAATGTAGAGTAGTTTTAAATATTAATAGTGGAACATATACTGGAGACATTAATAACATTAGAGCTATTATATTTGATGAAAATACTAGTATGGCATTGAATCCCGGTATATCATTATCTGGAAGTGGAGGTAATATTAACAGTATGGGTACTAGTAGATCATTCTCGGTATTCGGTGGAGCAACTCCAAATGTTAGAGTTGGATTCTACTCAACTGACGGTACTAGTGTAATTACAAATCTTACAAATGCTGTAGTGAGAGTACAATACACTCAGTAATATTAAATTCATAAAATAAAGGAAGTATATCTTTAAGTAATATGGCAGAAGTAGAAATTAAAGTCAAGATTGACGGAGTAGAATATACTCAAGAACAATTAAAGGAACTTGCAACTGGCGCTAAGAAAGCTGGTGAAGGTATGGAAGATCTTGGTGATAAAACCAAGAAAGCCGGTGAAGAAGCTACTATCTTCGGTGATATCAAGAAGAAATTCTCTGATATGACTGGAGGTATTATGAAGGTCGTACGATCATTTAAGACACTTAAGGGTGCAATTGCTGCCACAGGTATTGGTTTACTTATCACCGCGCTTGGATCACTTGCAGCGTACTTTACATCAACCGAGGAAGGTTCTAGAAAGCTAGCGATCGCTACTGAAACTCTATCGATCTTATGGGGTAAATTAATTGAAACTGCTGCTGGTCTTGGTAAAAAGATTATGTCAGTTTTTCAAGATCCAGTGCAAGCTGTTAAAGATCTTGGTAAAGCGATCGTTGATAACATTGTCGAGAGATTTAATTCTCTATTAGATGTTTTAGGTTATGTTGCTTCTGCATTTAAGAACCTATTTGCTGGAGAATTCACTAAAGCATGGGAAGATGTTAAAGCAGCTGGTGAAGAAATGGTTGACGTATTTACTGGTGTTGATAATTCTGTTGAAAAACTTACAACTGGCGTAAAAACATTCTATAACGAAGTTAAAACAGCAGTTGAATCAGCAGTTAATGCAGCCACTCGATTAGTAGATGCTCAACGAGCGTTAAGAGATCAACAACAAAAGTTAATTGTTGAAAATGCAATGTTAAACAAAGAGCTCGAAACTCAACAAAAGATTGCAGAAGATACTACTAGAACATACGAAGAACGTAAAGCAGCCCTTGAAAGGGTTGGAGAAGCACAAGTTAAATTAGCAGAGAACGTTGCAGCACAAGCAAAGAACGAAGAAGCTCTACTTAAATTACAAATCCAAACTGCAAACTCATACGAAGAAAGAGAAGAGTTAGAAACTCAACTTGCTGAAGCTACTGCATCTCGAATTGAGGCAGAAACAGCATTAGAATTAAAAAAATTAGAGGTTTCAAAGATCACAGCGGAACTTGAATTAGAGGAATTAGATAGAAAGAGATCAATTAACGATGCCATCCAGAATTTAGAGTTATCTACTTTAGAGAATAAACGTCTAGCAGCATTCGAAGCTTTAAGAATTGCTGAAGAAGCTGCACTAGCAGAACTAGAAACATTAAAAGCAACTGAAGAAGAGAAACAAAGAATACGCGATGGCTATGCAAAACTACGTACACAACTGGAGAAAAGTACTTCAGAATCTGAACTTGAAATTACAAGACAAACTCTTGGTTCTGTTGGAGAAGCCTTCGGTGAAGGAACTGAGGCTTATAAAGCATTTAAGATTGCTG